GTCAATGTAGAAAATACGACGTTCTGGAGCACGAGACAATCTGTAGATAACCAGAGAGTCTTCAATCATACGCAGTTGATTGAGAGACTTGATTGCTTTCTGCAGATAAGAAAGAACGGTGTGACGGTTTCTATCTACCAGACCAGAAGTGCAATACGAAATAGAATCTCTAGAAATTTTAACACCTTTAGTTCCACCACCGTAGGTAGGAACTGTGGTTGGATAATTGATCTTGGGAGTATACATGAAATACTCCTCCATCTCAGGGAAAATCACTCTTTGATTTTCTGAAACCTGAGTGTTATTGAACAGGTCAGATCTGTCTTTGTTCTTATCTTTTTCTTTTCTAACATAACGCATCTTCAGTGCGTCAATGTATCTTACCTCTTGAATACCATCCTGAGGTCTCTTGAGGTCAATGACTTTGTGGTAGTAGATTCTACCATCAACATACCAGTTACGAAAGATTTCGTGTGCCTTTTTATCAAAATCTAACAGGTCTTTGATATGCTTGAATTCTTTTCTGATTTTATCTTTGATGCCGTCACTAGCATTTAAGTTTTCGAGATCAATTTCAACGGGAGAATCATCAAGGTCACTAACAATAGCTTCATTAACCACGTTTTCGATTGCTTGATCGCACTCTGGATGAAGTGCCATCTCACGATATCTACGAATAAGTTCATACTCACTTCTATAGACACCCTCAAGGTCAATGGTCTGACTACCGAAAGCGGAGGATACGTAAAAATCAGCCCCATCCTCGTTTGTCGGGGGGACGGGACTGACTATACTTTTAGATTTATCCTCGTTGTCCTCAATAGAGAAACCAAAGAGCCTTGCCATATTAAAGTGTGCGTTCTATTCTCCTATTTATCAGGCAATCGCACCACCGTTTCCAACAGCTTCCCACCACTGAACCTGAAGTTCTACAGTGAACTCTTCGATAGCATCGGTGTTATCGTAAGAAAGTTCAATGGCAGAGATGTTTGTTGGCCAAACACCGTGGAACTGATAACTTCTCAAGATGGGCTGATCAACAGCACTTTCTTGAGCAGAACCAGTACCAGTTACTGGAGCACGACCAAGTTGATGAACGATTGCATCGGTCTGATAATCTGCTGGGTCTGTGTTACCAGAGTTATCAGATACCTTAGCAATGGAGTTCATCCATCTTTCAAAAGAAGAACGGATTGCAAAGTCAGTATCGTTGATAACTGTAACAGTCCAGACATCAAACGTTCTATCACCAGCAATTTTGAGGTTTCTTCCTCTAAAAGGAATGTTGATAGGAGTGACAGTAGAAGCAGGAAGAGCAGCACCTTTTACAAGGAATCTTGCTTTCGACTCAAGATCATTGACACTAGGATCAACTACATCGTCGGGGAAAGAAAGAACAACCTCAAAGAGGTTAGGTCTGGCGATACCACCAGACAGTCTGCTCTTGAACCTATCAATAGTACGGTCAGCTGTTTTTGGGGGATTTTGTTGTCTAATTAAGTCCGCCATCGGTTTGTTACCTCTTTAAATTATACTCCGAGAACTTCGTCAAAACTGACACCCGTGCGAGTGGCAACGAAGGTCAGACCGATGAAGTTGATGGAACGATTGGGTTTGATGTAGATATCGGCAACAAATTCATTGTTATCGATCACAGCAGCAGTGTTGTTCGTCTCATCGCACTTGACTACAAAGTCAGTAATGCCTCTCTTCGCTTGAACATCACGGAGGAAAGGCTCAACGATGCTAACGAAGTTTGTTCTTGTAATTTCATCGTTGAACTCAAACATTTGATCTCTAGCAGCAGCCGAGATTGCTTTTTCCAGATAGATGAACAAACGACGAACGTTGATTCTATCGAAAGCAGAAGCTCTTGCCAGACCTGTCTTATCACCAAAGAGAACAATACCAGATCCAGGGGAGAATACGACGGGGTTGATTCTATTAGAATACAGAACGTCTCTTTGTCCCTTGGTTGGGTTGTATGCCAACTTAACGGCATTCAGGATAGCACCTCTCAAGGTTCCAGCAGGAGAGAACCAGGGGAAGTTGTTGATGTCATTTCTGGCACATGTACCAGCAATGTCTCCGTTCATTGGGATGTAACGGAAGGTATCACCAAATCTGTCGTAGGTATACTTGTAAGAACTATCGAACACCGCATAAGAAGACGATGTGATAGCAGAGTAGTAACTTACCAGATTATCGGTGATGGTTGCGGCAGAGTTCAGAGAGATGGAAGCACCATCAGCAAGGAATGCCTGACGATAAGGAGAAACGAATGCGACTACATCCTTTCTTTCTTCGGCAATGGCAATGATCTTTTGAGCAACTGCTTGGGTCTCTTCCTTACCATGAGCACCCGATCCCATCAGCAGGAAATCGATGTCATACTCATCGGGATTCTCAAACAAGTCGTAACCAGTTGCGAGATCACCGACGTTGACGGCAAGACCAGAGTTCGTGGTGATTCCAGTTTTATTTCCGTAGTCTTTACCACCAGAAAGAGTTAAGGTGTTGCTACCATAACCATCAAATACGATGTCGGTAACTTTCTGATCCCAACCACCATCGGCAAAAAGACCGTATCCAGTTGCAGTAGAAAAACCAGTTGTGGTAACACCAAGGGGTTGACCACCACCAAAAATGTTATTGGAGTTGAACTGTAACCATGCTCTCCAGTATTGAGGAGTGCCAGCAGAGAACTCGGCATCGGTTGCCTTAGACAGGCTCAGATGCTTCTCAAGGATAGTACCAGCATTGCCAGTTACTTTTCCAAGATCGTCATATACTACAACGTGCAGTTCATCGTTTCTGGCATTTCTGTCAGCACCATAGGCAGTGGTTGTTGGTCTATCGGCGACTCTGTTCCACTTAATGTTTCCAGATGACAGTGCAATCTCTTGCTGATCGAACCAATCCTGCTGAGCAGTATAGGTAGAGATTCCCATCAGGGAACCACTATTATTGAAGATATGGAGACCAGTAGCAGAATCGGTTCCAACACCAGAGTTAGCAAATCTGTAAGTACCACCTGGTTGATAATCGTAGGCAGTTACTGTTCCAGAAGCAGAAACGTGGTGAGTAAACTTGACTTCCAGACTTGTTCCAGCACCAACGTTGGTTACAAGACCCTTGAAGTATCCATCGAGAACGGAAGTTGTTCCAGCACCAGCAACGACTGTATTGACAGGAACTCTCTGAGTTACGGCATAACCGACAGAAACGGAAGTACCAGAGTAACCAGCAAGAATCTGATCAGACTTACCATCAATGATGGCAACCTTGATTCCGTTAGACCAAGAACCAGGGTTTTTAGCAACGACAGTTGCACCAGAGATGATATTTGTATCATATCCGTTGTTTACATAGTCATCACTACTCTTAATTTTAATACTTGTTGCTGTCCCAACAAGTCCATTATACAATCCATCGTTATCGGATCTTACTACTCTCAGTACCCCACCATAGGCAAGATAAGAAGAAGCAGTGTACCAATACTCATAATGGTTGTTGGCAGCGTGTGGCTCACCGAAAACGTCGAGCAGATCTGCTTCGGTTTCGATTAATGTGGGAATTTCTACTGGTCCTTTTTCAAAAGGTGCTACGAGACCCGCAGCCTTATCGGAAGTAGGATCGACTCTACCAGCGGTAAGGTCTACCTCTCTTACGACAATACCAGGAGATGCTAAGTTCAGCGGCATCTTTCTCTCCCTATGAAATCCAAATAATGCTAGAGTTATTTATTATTTGGTATCTTTACATTGGGGAAACACTGAATGAACACACTACCAGTCAGGATATTCCCATTCCCTGACTTTCTGCTCCGCTTTTCTCGCATTGAGAACCCGTTTTTTGGTGCATTGCTTACACTCATATGAATAAGCAGAGGGACCACTACCTCTTCTTGTTTTGTAAAAATCTGACATAAGATCTTTTACTTTAAAACAAGTTCTGCATTTTCTATGTTGGAAGAGGAGATGTTCTAGTTCAAACTCTTCTTCAAATTCCATTACAAATATTCCCACATATAAGATCTATCACCATACTCATCAGTGTGCCATCTGGTCCCATCACTGTCTACAAATCCATCATCATTGTGAATACCATCTAAAACAAATCCAAATGGTGCCATATCCTGTTCAATTTGATTTTTTTGTTCTTCATAGATCTTCTTCCGAACATCCTGTTCAGTCATCTCTTTGAAGTAGTCTTGTGCTACTAACCAAGAGAAAATAACAAGGCACATGGCAAGGTCATCGTGACAACCTTCTTCTGCCATAAAAGTATTTTTTCTCTGAACAAATGTTGT